ATGCCATTTGCGCGCTATTTCTGCATTTTCATAAACGTTCAATTGGGAGAAGCGGCAAAACGGGATGTCGGAACCGGTAATAATCAACTCCCGGACATGTCCGCATTTGGTATGTCGCGAAACGGACAAACTGCCTGGGATATTCTCCCAAATGGTATGATTCGACAGGTTGGTACTGTGACACTGACGCCTGTTGGTAATTTCAACGCAATTACTCTTGGTGGAGTGCTGTACTACACCCTGAACCGCCCCGGGAATCCTGGAGACTAAACTTCCTGAGAAAGAGGTAAACAGGATGACTAAAAATACTCGTTTTTCCCCCGAAGTCCGTCAACGGGCAGTCCGTATGGTTCTGGAAAGTCAGAGCGAATATGACTCACAATGGGCGACAATTTGTTCCATTGCTCCAAAGATTGGCTGTACGCCGGAGACTCTGCGTGTCTGGGTTCGCCAGCATGAGCGGGATACCGGGGGCGGTGATGGAGGGCTCACCACCGCTGAACGTCAGCGTCTGAAAGAGCTGGAACGTGAAAATCGTGAACTGCGCCGCAGTAACGATATCCTTCGCCAGGCTTCCGCTTATTTTGCGAAGGCGGAGTTCGACCGCCTCTGGAAAAAATGATGCCACTGCTGGATAAGCTGCGTGAGCAGTACGGGGTCGGACCGCTATGCAGCGAACTGCATATTGCCCCGTCAACGTATTACCACTGTCAGCAACAGCGACATCATCCGGATAAACGCAGTGCCCGTGCGCAGCGCGATGACTGGCTGAAGAAAGAGATACAGCGCGTATACGATGAAAATCACAAGGTATACGGTGTGCGTAAAGTCTGGCGTCAGTTGTTACGGGAAGGTATCAGAGTGGCCAGATGCACTGTGGCACGTCTCATGGCGGTTATGGGACTTGCCGGTGTTCTCCGGGGTAAAAAGGTCCGTACGACCATCAGCCGGAAAGCCGTTGCCGCAGGCGACCGCGTAAACCGTCAGTTCGTGGCAGAACGACCTGACCAGCTGTGGGTGGCTGATTTTACTTACGTCAGCACATGGCGGGGCTTCGTCTATGTGGCGTTCATCATTGATGTGTTTGCCGGATACATCGTGGGGTGGCGGGTCTCATCGTCCATGGAAACGACATTCGTGCTGGATGCACTGGAGCAGGCGTTATGGGCCCGTCGACCGTCCGGCACGGTCCATCACAGTGATAAAGGTTCTCAGTATGTATCGCTGGCCTACACACAGCGGCTTAAGGAAGCCGGATTACTGGCATCAACAGGAAGTACAGGCGACTCGTATGACAACGCGATGGCGGAGAGCATCAATGGTCTTTACAAAGCGGAGGTAATACACCGTAAGAGCTGGAAAAACCGTGCAGAAGTGGAACTGGCCACACTCACGTGGGTGGACTGGTATAACAATCGACGATTGCTGGAAAGGCTGGGCCATACTCCTCCGGCAGAAGCAGAAAAAGCTTATTATGCTTCCATCGGAAACGATGATCTGGCAGCCTGAGTTCACAGATAAAACACTCTCCAGGAAACCCGGGGCGGTTCACCCATTACTACAGGGTTAATTTCCCCAGACAATTCCCAAATGCACAAATAGCAACGCTGGCAACACTAGCGAGTTACAGCTTTTCGACCCAGTCATCAATGGCTGGGAAATCACTGGCAACGCATCGCGATACTGATTCTGGCACTGACGTATCAAGAACGCGATTCACTGTGTCGTATACGACACCCAATCTCGGCGAAATTCCGACTTTGCATTTTGAAGCAATAGGATACTAAATATGGAGAATATGTATTTCAGCCCAACGACCGTTGGTTTTTATGTTTCTGAACAAGAGCGACCTGATGATGCGGTTGAAGTCTCGCCAGAGGTGGAGGCATTTTTGAGGGAGTGTGTTATCTGGGGAGCGGATACATTTAACGTAGAGCGAGATGCAGCAACGGTGACATATCCAACAGAACTGCTTGAATATGTCACCACCTACAACGCCCCCGTTAAATATCCTGCGGATTGACAGGCCATACGGGTTTTGCTGTATCAACGCGCATCAGCAAGACCCGGTATTTTTTCCATTCAGATAACGCGGCGGTTTCTTCTGCCGTCGCGATTTCCGCATCAAAAGCATCCTGTCTCCAGGCTATTTCCTTATCAGCCATAGAACGCAATACCGTTCTTTTCTGTTCAGCCTGAATAATCTGTTGTTCAGCGGAGAGTGGCGGGATATCAATCCACGCAGGATTACCATTTTTATCAGCCCCCAGCGTTTTGCCTTGTGGCGCTACGCCTGTGTAAATTGCCATTGTTTCATCATCAACATCAACGCCATTTTCAGGCCATGAACCGGCGCTGATATATACCTCTTTTAGTGCTTTCGGATAGAAAGAGCCTTTATAAAATTTATTCATTCTTAATACCCCAGCGCGATAAAACAACAATCTTCGGTGCCCTCTCCGGATGGCGACCAGTTCTGAATACTGATATGCGTTCTGCTGGCAATACGCACATTCATCGCGGCATTGTAGCCAGATGTTCCACGGTTTCCGGTCGCAAATAAGCCTGCATAGGGAAAAGCAAATGGTAAGGCATATCCAGCATCAGCTCCCTTTTGTGTTGCCACCATTCCCCACTGCAACATAAGTTTCACCGGGTTTCCTGTCGTCGCAATGCATGGAATGTAGATGTAGCCATTCCCTGACATCATTGACCTGAAGCTGTCTAAACCCAGTAACTTCGAGGCATTATCTGCTCCAACATCTCGTGTTGCGGCGGTCCCTAACTGGAGCGCATTTCGGAAGGCTGATACATCAGAAATATCAGCTCCATTAGCCGATTTCTGCATAGCTCCGGAGGCTTTATTTATCGTTTCGCCCAAACCAAGGTATGCGAGAAGACCAGCTACATCCTTTCCACTCAAATTAGTCAGCGTATTGTCCAGCGGTTGTTTGCCCGCCAGTGCGCTCTGTACTTCGCTTTTGCTGTAGGCATCCAGATCTTTAGGCGTAAGCGTAATATCCTTCGTGCCGTCAAACGGAACGCCGTTGATATTCCGTGCAGTCTGTAGTTTTGTGGCAGTTGCAGCATTACCAGTGGTGTTCTGATTACCCGTAGTGTTTACACCTGGAAGGTTAATATTTGCAGAACCGTCGAAAACAACTCCACCGATAGATCTTGCCGTCTGCAATTTCGTGGCTGTACTTGCATTACCATTCAATGAACCAGTTAATCCACCTGTAACAGACAACGGACCTGAAACTGTTCCTCCGGTTGTTGGCAGTGCTCCAATATCTAACGGCGTCGGTTTCTGATGTGTGCTATACATCGTATAAACAACACCATAGGTAACGCTGGAAGGCTTACTCGCTGAATATGTTGGCGAGGTATAAACAGAAACTGACGCATTTGCAGTACAATCCCAATGGATATTTACACTCGTCGCATAATTGCCAATCTCAACGTAAATATCATATGTATCGCCGGATGTGTTGATCCAGGCGAAATTCGTTAATCCGACGGCTGTACGCTTCCACAAAGCCCCGGTAATTCCTTTGGGGTTTCCATTGCCTGCTCGTAGAACCAGTTCTGAAATGCCTGCCTGATGTGGGGAACCGACGTTGTAACCAGCGCCACCAATCAATGCGATGTAAACGATGGAACTCGCCTGTGGCATGGTTACCGTTGCTAATTTGAACCAACCAGCACCACCGCTGAATGACATTGTTGTTGAGTTAAGCGTACCAATATCTTTCGGCGTCAGTGTTATATCCGCTGAAAGCGCCTTACCATTCACCTTACGGGCAGAAGGTACCCGACCATTCGCATTATCATTAGCTGCTTTCACTGCTTTCGGTGTCGCGGCAAGCGTTTCAGATGCGCTGTTGGTTGCACTACTGAGCTGGACAATTCCTTTTTGTGCTGTCGTAGCGTCCTGTGCGGTGTATTTCCCGTTAGCCAGGTCATACGCGGCCTTAACGGCTTTTGGCGTTGCCGCCTGTGACTCGGAAGTGCTGTTGGTCGCACTGCTGAGCTGTACTACCCCCTTTTTCGTCGTGCTCGCATCCTCAAGCGCCACAGCGGATGCAATATCCTCTGCCCGTTTTGCTGCTGTCTCGGCGCGCGTTGCCGCGGATTCCGCCGTACTTTTGCTCTGAGCTGCCGCCGTCGCACTGCCAGCTGCCTCTGTCGCCTTCGTGGATGCCGTCGTGGCGCTGCCCTTCGCTGCTGACGCTTGTCTGGTCGCCTCATCTTTTGAAGCAGACGCCGATGATGCCGATGACGCCGCCGAACTGGCGGACGATGCGGCAGCCGTTTTTGAGGATTCTGCACGGGTTTCCGACGCTTTCGCGTTCGTTTCGGATGTCTTCGCTGCGGAAGCTGACCTCGCTGCTGCGCTGGCCTGTTCAGTGGCTTCGCCAGCCTTCGTTGTGGCTGTTGAAGCAGACGATGCGGCACTTTCTGCCGACTTTCCGGCAGCGGTGGCACTGGCTGAGGCCTGCCCGGCACTTGTTGATGCGGCACTGGCAGATGATGCAGCCGCTGTTTTTGAGCCTGCCGCAGCTGAGGCACTCTGTCCCGCTGCCGTTTCAGAAGACCTGGCGTTCGTCTCGGACGTTTTTGCCGCCTTCGCGGAATTTCCTGCCGCCGTTGCCGAGGAAGCGGCACTACTGGCGCTTGATGATGCGTTCGTTTCTGATGATTTCGCTGCCTCTTTTGAGGCCGCCGCATCCCGGGCTGAGGTGGCAGCTTCTGACGCCTTTGTGGTCGCTGCGGATGCAGAAGTGGCTGCAGATTTTTGTGACGCTGCCGCATTCGTTTCTGACGTTTTCGCCGCACCGGCACTGGTAGCTGCCGCGCTTTTTGAGGACTCTGCAGCGGCAGCACTTTTTGAGGCTTCAGTGGCCTTTGTTGATGCCGTTCCTGCGCTGGAAGACGCTGACTGAGCCGACGTCGCGGCCTGCCCGGCTGATGTGCTGGCTGCGCGTGCTGAGCCTGCAGCATCAGTCGCATGGGTTGCCGCCTCACGGGCTGATGTGCTGGCATCACTGGCTGACTTCTTCGCGGCTGCCGTGTTCTGTGCCACCACGGACGCGTTACGCGCCACCTCTTCCACCATCAGCTCAAAACGGCGCAGTGCCTCCGGACGGGCATCATCCTCCGTCATGGCACCGAGAAAATCATTCAGCGTACCGGGTCGGGAATCTTCATACACGGTGATGGTCCCGGCATGTGACGGCGGGAATCCTTCCACCAACAGAATAACGCTGTACTGACCGTACTCAACGTCCATGCTGTAACGCCCGGCTTCATCCGGATTTTCAGATGCCAGCGTGTTCACCACCACCGTGGTACTGTTACGTTTTGCTTTCAGCTGGATTGTGCAGTTCTGTACCGGTTTTCCTGTGCCGTCTTTCAGTACACCTGAAATTTTTACTGCCATATTCACCCCACAAAAAAGCCCGCCTGAAACGGCGGGCTGTCATAACACTGTGTTACCTGGCTAATCAGAATTTATAACCGACACCCACGATGAAACCGTCAGTGCGCCAGTCGCCACTGCCGGAACCTTCATAAGCGACATCAATGGCCACGGACTCGGTCGGGTTAAACTGCACGCCAGCCCCCCACGCCAGAGACGTGTTGCTGTGGCGACCGTCATCACTTCCGGTCAGCACATCGTGCGTTTTCCCCTTATTGTCAGTTACGCGGATATAATCCCCGGAGAAAGTCGACACACGGCTGTAAGCTACACCCGCCATCGCATACGCGCTGAACCATTCATTCACGCGCACAGACGGCCCCGCCATTACGCTGAACCAGCGGTTACGAACGGAATCTTCATGCCAGCGGGTATCGCTGTAACGGGTCAGCTGGCGATTCTTGTCTCCTGCATAGCTGAATGACGTCACCAGCCCCAGTGTGTCCGTAAACTCATAACGGTATTTCACGTTAATCCCGTTCAGATCATCACTGCCGGGGACGTTCGTCGAGGCATGAAGATACCCCGCGCTCAGCGTGGACTGATGTTCAGACGCCCATGCAGGCGCACCGGATACGGCCAGACAAATGGCTGCGGACAAAATTGCTGCACAAACTTTACGCATAATTACCTCTCGCTTTTCTGCAATAAAAAAGGCGTCATTCCTGACGCCCTTTATTGGGGTTATAAATATTTCAACGAATACTGATGCCGGAAGCGGCTTTTTTGGTCACAATCACCGTACAGTCGGTGATATTGCCTGCCCCCTGATTGCCTTTCTGGAAAATCTTAAACTCCAGAGTGACGCTTCCCCTGCCACTCGGCATATCAATAACTGCACTGTAACTACCGGGAATGGCCCCTTTAGTTTCTCTGGATGCGATTAATACGCCGTTTTTGCGAACTTCAAAACCATAACCCGTGTATCTTGTGCCTCCTGGGTTATTTCCGCTCCCCGGATCGTCATACGCTATACCGTTAAAAATAATGGGCGGAATAATAATCTGGCGGTCAAAGTTATGATCATCGCTGATGGTGACTGTAACCGTACCGTTTGGTGTTTCCGTGTTACCCCACGTACCGACTTTTTTCGGGAAGGCTTTTGATACAGCTTTAACGAAATCTCCTCTGACCTGGGTCGCCTCCAGCATGCCCTTAATCGTACAGTTCTGGTTAATCGTGACATTGTTGAGCGTTCCTGAGTTCGCATTCACACTGCCACTGATATCCGCATTTTTCGCCGTCAGTCTCCCGTCTGATGTCAGGGAAAATGCCGGAGGATTACCGCCGCTGGTAATGGTGGGGGCCGTCAGGCGTTTCAGGAACACTTCATTCATGAATATCTGATCACCCTGACCAACAAACATCGGCTTTGTGTTGCCATTCGCAGGATTAATCATCGCAATCCTGTCTGCCGCCAGCAGCACCTGACTCTGCATTCCTGCTGGCGTATTCTCAATACCGGCACCGATACCCGCAATATAAAGGCGTCCGTCCTGCATCTGCTGCAGTTTCACGGCCCACATGCTGTTCAGGTTATTATTTGTATCAACCTGAACCTTCTGTATCTGCTGGATCGCTGCACTCTGGTCTTCCAGTTTCTTATTGACGGTCTGTGTGATTTCATTGCTGACATCCGTAATGGATGTCCTGATTTCAGCCAGGTCAGGCGCAAGCTGGCCGTTATCAATCTGCGTCCACAGCTCCTGAGCCAGATGGGTTTTCCCTATCTCGCCTTTGAAAAAATCCAGATAGCCGGATGCGTCATCACTCGGCTGACCAACAGCCTCCACGAATGCCGATTTGCCAACGGTGTTCACACTGCGGATATAAAAGTAATAATCATGGCCCGGTTTGATATTGATACTGGCGGCTATCCAGTACAGCGCCGTGCCAAGATAGCGTGCTGTGGTTTCAACCTGCCTGATATCCGCAATCCGCTTTTCCGAGAACCAGAACTCAAACTGTACCGTCGGATCATAAACCGCAAGATGCGGCGTGGCGGTTATCTGAAAATAGCCCGGCGTCAGCTCAATCCGCGACGGCGCTGCCGGTGCGGCAATCCGGAACGATACCGACGCCGGATCGCCCTGCTGCCCCCACGCATTTACTGCCCGGACTGTCAGCCTGTAGTTCCCCAGCGCCAGTTGTGTGAAGCGGTAAGTGGTTTCCGTCGTCCGGGCCGTGCTGACCAGCCGCTCACTGCCGTCATCCGCTGCCACGGTCAGGCGAAGCATAAAGCTCACCCCCTTCACCACCTTCGGCGTGTCCCAGCGCGCCAGCACCTGATATTCCCCGCTGTCTGCGGTGACTTCGGCAGTCAGGTGCTGCACCGCTGGCGGCGTGACACCATTCACCGTGCCACTCTGTTCGCCGTCAAAGTGCGCCCCGTTATCCACGATGGCCTCTTTTTCCGGCACATGCTGCACGGCGGTGATGGCATACATGCCGTCGTCGTTTTCACGGATACTCACACAGCGGAATAGTCGCTGGCGCAGCGTCGGCAGCTTCAGCCCCCATACGCTGTATTCAGCAACACCGTCAGGAACACGGCTCACTTTTACCTTCACGCCGTCGGTGACGGACTGGACCTCCACGCTGACCGGATTGCCACTTCCGTCAACCAGGCTTATCAGCGTGGTACCGGAGGATGGCAGCGTGATTTCACGGTCGAGCGTCAGCGTCCGGGTCTGGCTGTTCACCGCCAGCACGCGCCCGCCGATGCTGATCCCCGCATAGTCATCATCGCAGATTTCAATAACATCACCCGGCACATGGCGAAGCCCTTCGGCACCCACGCTGAAATCCACGGTCTGCGTTTCCAGCAGTTCTGTTTTAATCAGCCACAGCCCGGCGCGGTGTGCCTGCCCCCGGCTGGTACAGCCAAAGGCATCCATCTTCGTGACATTACGACCGTAACGGGCAATGGCCTGCGTATCTTCAACAAGCTCTGTTGCCGTCTCCCAGCCGTTGTCCGGGTCAATCCAGTTCACCTCAACGGCATTATGGCGGTCCTTCAGGGCGCTGAAGCTGTAGCGGAACGGCGCGCCATCATCCGGCATCACCACATTACTGCGGTTATAGGTCCACACCTTATCCGACGGTCGGTCCTGCACGAACGTCAGCGTCTGCCCGTTCCATACCGGCATACAGCGCATCGCCGAGCAGAAATCACTGAGCACATCCCACGCCTTGCGCTGTGTGGTCAGGTACGCATTACAGGTGATGCGCGGCTCCGTGCTGCCAAAGCCGTCCGGCACTGACTGGTCGCAGTACTGGCCGATGACATACAGCGCCCATTTGTCCACATCCGCCGCACCAAGACGTTTTCCCATGCCGTAGCGCGGGTGGGTCAGCATATCCCACAGACACCAGGCCATGTTGTTGCTGTATGCCGGTTTTAACGTTCCGTCCCAGATACCGCTGTATTGCCGCGTCTGCGGGTTATAGTTCGACGGCACCTGCAGAATGCGCCCGCGAAGATGATAATTACGACTCACCTGCTGGCTGCCGAACTGCTCCGAGTCCACCTGTACGCCGACCAGTGCCGTGTTCGGGTAGCACTGTTTCACATCGATGATTTCGGTGTATGACGACCAGAGCGTTTTGTTCTGCAGCTGGTCTGTGGTGCTGTCCGGCGTCATCCTGCGCATCCGGATGTTGAACGGGCGCGGCGGCAGATTATCCACCACTACCGAGGCCAGATACTGCGAGGTGGTTTTGCCCTTAATGGTGATGTCTTTTTCCGTCACCCAGCCACCGTTACGTTGTATCTGAACCAGCAGGCGAACTTCCGACGGATTCCTGTCCCCCTTTGAGGTGGTTTCCACCAGTGCCTGCACACCGAAGGTAAAGCGCAGACGGTCAATGTTTGCCGACGTGATGGTCCGGGTGATCGGCGTGTCATATTTCACTTCCGTACCCAGTACCGTCTCGGAACCTGATGATTCAAATCCCTCCGGCGGTGTCTGTTCCTGCTCACCTGCCCGGAACACCACCGTGACACCGGAGATATTGGTATTCCCCTCACTGTCCAGCACCGGTGTACTGTTCAGCAGCACGCTTTTTAATCCATCCACCGGACCTTCAACCGGCCCTTCGCTGATGGCATCGATCACACTCAGCAGCTGCGTGGACTTCAGGTTGTCCTTCGCTTCGCGCGGGGTATGCCCCTTACTGCCGCCTTTACCCATTCGTCATGCTCCATAAACGATAAAACCGCCCGGAGGCGGTTTCACATAAAACATTTTGCATCAGCGACCAATCACCACAACCTGACCACCATCCCCTTCGTCTGCCGTGCTGATCTCCTGAGAAACCACGCGTGACCCCACGCGCATTTCACCGTACAGAACCGGCAGAACATTGCCCTGGGCAACCATGTTATCCAGTGAGGAGAAATAGGTGTTCTGTTTGCCGTTATCCGTTGTCTGTGTACGGGGAGTTCTGGCTTTCGGTGCCAGCATCTGCGCCACACCACCGAGCACCATACTGGCACCGAGAGAAAACAGGATGCCGGTCATACCTCCGGCCCCAATGGCTGCCCCCCATGCTGCAAGGGTGGCTCCGGCGGTAAAGAATGATCCGGCAATGGCGGCAGCCCCCAGGACAATCTGGAATACGCCACCTGACTTGGCCCCGGCGACTCTGGGAACAATATGAATCACAGCGCCATCAGGCAGAGTCTCATGTAACTGCGCCGTTAACCCGGACGTGCTGACGTCCCGCCCGGCAATCCGTACCTGATACCAGCCGTCGCTCAGTTTCTGACGAAACACCGGGAGCTGTGTGGCCAGTGCGCGGATGGCTTCAGCCCCCGTTTTCACACGAAGGTCGATGCGGCGGCCAAATCGTTGCAAATCCCCGTAAAGGCAGATGCGCGCCATGCCCGATGACGCCAGAGGGAGTGTGTGCGTCGCTGCCATTTGTCGGTATACCTCTCTCGTTTGCTCAGTTGTTCAGGAATATGGTGCAGCAGCTCGCCATCACCACAGTAAATGGCGGCATGATTCGGCACCGATGAACCAAAACAGCACAGCAGCACATCGCCCGGTTGTGCTGATGACAACGGCACCTGATACAGCCCTGTGGCCTCCAGATTATCCAGATAGAGATTCTGACCGTTACGCCACCAGTCATCCTCACGATGAAAGTCCGGCATCTCAATCCCCGCCAGATGATAAGCATCCCGGAACAGTGTGTAACAGTCCGTCACACCGTGCTCAAAGCGCCGCCCGGTGAGATGCGGCACACAGCGGAACTTATGAATCGTCCCCCGGCAGACCAGCCACCACGGCAAATCACTCTGCACCTGCAGCCGCCGGTCGGCCTCACTCAGCCAGGGCAGACCACCGGGGTGGCTGTGGACCAGCGCCACAATCTCACCCTGCATTTCTGCCTGCAGCCAGTCTTCCGGCGACATACGGAAATACGCCTCCGGCTCACCGGAGATATTCACGCAGGGAAAATATCTTTCCCCCTCCGGCGTGCTTACCACGAAGCCGCACGACTCCGCTGGCGCACATCGCCGGGCGTGCGCCAGAATCGCTGATTCTGTCTGTGTCATGGGATTTACTGCGAAAGTTTGTTAATGGAAAGGAAGCCGCCAAAGTTGCCGACGTTATTGCGGAACTTACAACCGCTCAGGCATTTGCTGCATTTATCCTTCGTGATATCGGACGTTGGCTGGTCATATTCATCCGCGACAGCCGGACCGCTATAACCGCACTCGTCACCGCGATAGGTCCAGGTGCAGGTGTTGGCCAGCATGATACGTCCCGGAAAAACAGCGCCATCCGTTTCCGTCGGCGTGGACAGTACAAAGGAGGCACTCACCGCGCTCAGTTCGCTGCACTGCTCAATGCGCCAGCGGCTGATCACCTCCTGCTCCGGATCGGCGTAACTGTTTCCGTTGACGAAGTTCACCGCATCCAGAAAACGGGCGTAAACCTTACGCCGGACCACCGTTCCGCCGACCAGACTCTGCATATCTTCCGCCATCCCGGTGACCATACCGTACAGGTTAGAAACCGTCAGCGTGGGGCGCGTACTGGTGCCTTTGCCATTCAGTTCAAAACCGCTCCCCTGAATGGGATACGGCTGATACTGTCGCCCCTGCCAGGTGACCGGCTCACCTTTTTCGTTCTGCTCATTACAGAAAAAATAACGTTCTCCACCGACCTCTGTCAGGTCGATTTCCCAGAGCACCACGCTGGCCGACTGCTCCGCACGGGTGCATTCATTCAGTGTTTCCTGCCGGATATCCTGCATCAGTTCACCACCTGTTCAAACTCTGCGCTGAACTCAACACGCAACATACTGACCCGCGACGACCATTTTGCGCAGGTCACCTTTATCTGCCGCCACTCATAAGGCGGCGTCCACAGAAAGGATTTCCAGCCCCCGTGCTCTTCCAGAAACGACTCCAGTACCGTGGCCTCCTCACGGGGGACAGAAAGCGTCACGCTGTACGTTTTCAGGTTGGCATTCAGCCCGGCAGGCGCTCGCTGAGAATAGCCATCACCAAAGCGCACCTTTCTTACAGAAGGGACCGAAGCCACATCCATACCGGGTTTCACTTTCCAGCGGAAGGTCTTCATCGTCCACCTCCGGAGAACAGGCCACCATCGCGCATCTGCCCGGTCACAACATCCATTGCCGCCTTACGGGCTACGTCATAAACAGCCTTCAGCGCCTGTGGCCCTATCTGCCCGTTCGTGCCGTCGTTGTTAATCACCACATGGTTATTCTGCTCAAACGTCCCGGACGCCTGCGACCGGCTGTCTGCCATGCTGCCCGGTGTACCGACATAACCGCCGGTGGCATAGCCGCGCATCAGCCGGTAAAGATTCCCCACGCCAATCCGGCTGGTTGCCTCCTTCGTGAAGACAAACTCACCACGGTGAACAATCCCCGCTGGCTCATATTTGCCGCCGGTTCCCGTAAATCCTCCGGTTGCAAAATGGAATTTCGCCGCAGCGGCCTGAATGGCTGTACCGCCTGACGCGGATGCGCCGCCACCAACAGCCCCGCCAATGGCGCTGCCGATACTCCCGACAATCCCCACCATTGCCTGCTTAAGCAGAATTTCTGTCATCATGGACAGCACGGAACGGGTGAAGCTGCGCCAGTTCTGCTCACTGCCGGTCAGCATCGCCGCCATATTCTGTGCAATACCATCAAAGGTCTGCGTGGCTGCACTTTTTACCTGCGACATACTGTCCGTGGCGCTCTCTTCCCACTCACTCCAGCCGGACTTCAGGCCTGCCATCCAGTTCCCGCGAAGCTGGTCTTCAGCCGCCCAGGTCTTTTTCTGCTCTGACATGACGTTATTCAGCGCCAGCGGATTATCGCCATACTGTTCCTTCAGGCGCTGTTCCGTGGCTTCCCGTTCTGCCTGCCGGTCAGTCAGCCCCCGGCTTTTCGCATCAATGGCGGCCCGTTTTGCCCGTTGCTGCTGTGCGAATTTATCCGCCTGCTGCGCCAGCGCGTTCAGGCGCTCCTGATACGTAACCTTGTCGCCAAGTGCAGCCAGCTGGCGTTTGTACTCCAGCGTCTCATCTTTATGCGCCAGCAGGGATTTCTCCTGTGCAGACAGCTGGCGACGTTGCGCCGCCTCCTCCAGTACCGCGAACTGACTCTCCGCCTTCCACAAATCCCGGCGCTGCTGGCTGATTTTCTCATTTGCTCCGGCATGCTTCTCCAGCGTCCGGAGTTCAGCCTGAAGCGTCAGCAGGGCAGCATGAGCACTGTCTTCCTGACGATCGCCCGCAGACACCTTCACGCCGGACTGTTTCGGCTTTTTCAGCGTCGCTTCATAATCCTTTTTCGCCGCCGCCATCAGCGTGTTGTAATCCGCCTGCAGGATTTTCCCGTCTTTCAGTGCCTTGTTCAGTTCTTCCTGACGGGCGGTATATTTCTCCAGCGGCGTCTGCAGCCGTTCGTAAGCCTTCTGCGCCTCTTCGGTATATTTCAGCCGTGATGCCTCAGACTCGGCCCAGTCCTTTGCTGCCATCTCTCTGGCCTTTTCAAGATCGGCCTGCAACGTGGCGGCTGAAAGCCCAAGTTGCGCATTCGCTCTGTCCTCCCATGCTCCCCGGAGATTGGCAAGAAATGCTGAGGTTTTACCGCGCCGGTGGCTCCGACTCTGATACCACTGCCATTTTTTGTCCGCCTCATCAAAAGCCTTTTCTGCTTTCTCCAGCATTCCCTGGGCAGTGTCCGGGCGACCAATATCCAGCACCGAATCCCACATGGATTTGAATGCCCGTGCTGTCCTGTCTGCCCAGGTCTCCAGCGTGCCCATGTTCTCTTTCAGGCGGCGGGTCTGGTCATCAAACCCTTTCGTTGCGGCCTCGTTCGCCGCCTGCAATGCCCCGGCTTCATCTCCGGAACGCTGCAACTGAGCAACATACGCAATCTGCTCCGCCGTCACGTTACGGAACTGACGTGCCATCGCTGTCAGTCCCGACGTCGGGTCTGTGGTCAGCTTCCCGAAGGCTTCAGCGACCTTGTCCACCTCCACGCCGGATGCAGAGGAGAAACGCGCCACACTCTGGCTGATCGCCTCAAACTGCTCACCACCACGCACACCGGCATTCACCAGCGCCGTCAGTGACTCGCTGGTCTGGTTAAACGTCAGCCCTGCCGCCTGCCCGGCTCTGGACAGGGCCAGAATACGATCTGCCGTCAGTCCCGCCTGATTGCCGGAAAGGACCAGCGTTTTGTTGAAATCGGACAGGGTTGAGTTGCCCTGATACCAGGCATACGCCAGCGCACCGGTCGCCACCGCCAGCGAGGTGGCCCCCACCATCGGCAGGGTGATCGCACCGGCAAGCCCCCTGAACATGGGGATCATCCCGCCGAAGGAGTCCTTAACCTGACCACCCTGTTGCAGCAGGATCAGCCACGGACTTTGCCCGCCTGCAAGCTGCGTGGCCACGTCGGTGAACTGTGCAGGCAGCATACGCATGGCGGCTTTATACTGCCCGACGGAAATCCCCGCTTTCTGTGCAGCCAGCGCCTGTCGGCTCAGCGACTGTTCAACGACTGCCGCTGTTTTTTTCGCATCAGTTTCCGTACCGGAAAAATGACGCCTGACTCTGGCCATCTGCTCGTCAAATCTGGCCGCATCCAGACTTAAATCAACGACCAGATCGCCTACCGGTTCAGCCATACCGGACTCCTCCTGCGATCCCTTCTGATACTGTCATCAGCATTACGTCATCCTCCGTCATGTCCGCCACATCCGGGGAAGTAGGGATAACTTCATTCCCGTCCGGGCCAAAGCGGACACCTCCGGCAAGCCCTGCCGCTTTCTGCATCAGCACATCATCTTCAGGCTCTTCGTCAGCCTCGCGCCGGTTCAGCAGACTGAAATCCAGCGGATGCATATCCGGATCGCTGAAAAACAGGCTGAGCACGGTGTACGTCAGCCCGGAAAAGTGCATATCCAGCAGAACATCATGAAAATAATGGGTACTGTAAAAGCGGTGCCAGTCGGCATACTCCGTGGATGACATCCCGGCAAGCATGGCGCGCCAGTCAGGTCGCCCCATCTCACGCGCCAGTTTCAGGGCAAAACTCAGCTCACCGTCGAACACTTTCCCGCAGAAACAGGCTCTGCAGGCCCGGCGTCCTCTGCCTGTTCAGGGGCATCATTCACAACAAACTCAGACATACCGGACAGACGCATTACCACATTTTCAGCCTGAGCAATTGCCTCTGTGGGCCAGGTGGTAAGCACTTCCTGCTCAATTTGTTTAACGGCTTCATTCATGGACGGCATCTTTGTCTTCTGCGGATGGTTATGCCACAGGGACATCGCCACCAGAAAAGCACCGGTTCTGACGAGATCTTCCACGCTCACCTGTCGATTGAGACTGGATCCCGCCTGTTCTGCCTGTCGTTTCAGCAGGGCGAGATGCTCAATTCGCTGCAGGGCTGACAGTTCAGAAAGCGTGACGCTCATACCGTTATATTCAAATGATTCGGTTTTCAGGAACATCGCTGACTCTCCGGATTAACTGTCGGTGACGGTGATTCCTGCAACCACAGCAAGTTCACCATTACCGGATACAACCGGAATGTTGACCTTGCCTGCAGCAACACCTTTCACGGTGATGGTCATACCACTGACCGACACGGTGGCTTTTGTTTTATCCGCAGACACCGCACGGAAGCTCTTGTCGGTTGCGCCTTCCGGCTGGAATGCCACGGTCAGCGTGATGCTCCGCCCTTTCACCACCGAAGTGCTGGCAGGCGTCACGGTCATGCCGGTTGCCGCTGTTACCGTGCTGCGATCTTCTGCCATCGACGGACGTCCCACGTTGGTGACTTTCACCGTGCGGGTGATCACTTCCTTCGCCGTCACCGCCTTACCGATACTGCTGACCCAGCCGCGGAACACATCGACCGTGCCGTTCGGGAAGCGGATTTTATAGGCACGGGTATCCCCTTTATTAAACCACGCCAGCAGCGCCTGCTGCCCCTGCTCTCCGGGCATCCACGCCAGCGTGAAGCTGGTATCTCCGGCAGATTTCTGCCCCTGCCCGGTCGCAGTCCAGTCCGCATTTTCATCATCGAGATAGCTGTCGTCATAGGACTCAGCGGTCAGTTCGCCGGGCGTCAGGTCTTTAACTTTTGCCAGACGCGACCAGTCAACGTCTGAAAGCGGATTCGCATAAGGGTCACCGCTCCCGTTATAAACCCACAGGGTGGTCCCGGCCCCTTTCACCGGTGCCAGAGGATTTGGTGTTGGCATATCGTCCTCACATTTCATAGGTAATGACATAAGTCAGATCGGCTGAACTCCACAGGCCCGCATCATCGTCGCGCCGGTAGTCATAGCCACTGGCCACCATACTGGTGATCAAATCTGACAGCGCCGGGATATCGCTCATCACCGGATAAATCCGGGACTCCATCCACGAATCCAGCTCTGAATCCGGCACCTGAGCAGGCAGGAAAACTTCAATATGCAGCTCCGCCTGCCAGGTATCGCTGTCCAGCTCTTCGCCCGTGTATTCAGCGCCGGTGAGATAAACGGCAATTGCCGGAAAATCTTCCTCATCAAAAGCAGCGGGGCGACCATCAAAAAGCGTCGCCCCGGTGTCATGCTTCTCCAGTGCATCCAGTACGGCTGCACGGAGTTCAGTATGTTTCATCGCTTTATTACCATCCTCAGTTGATGCTGCAGCGCATAGCCCAGCTCTTTCGGAAGACGTTCACGCCGTATCCGCTCAATATTTTGTTTAAACGCCGTGGTCAGCGGCACCGCCATCGGGATTTTCACCACATCAATGGGGTAACGGTTTTTCCCGGCCACACGCTGCATGACATGCCACCGGCCATTTTTCAGTTGCTGAATAAACGCGCCGGGAATACGACGGTTACCCACCACAAGCACGCTGCCGCCACCTTTCAGGGATGAACGCTGCCCCTTTTTACGACGCCTGCGGCGCGAAAGGACAACCCGCGCATTACCCAGCCTGATTACGGGCAAATCCCCCCGGTTAACTTTGATTCTGGCCTGCGGATTTTTGACCGTGGCCCTTTTCAGCCTGGCCCTTTCCTTTACCAGTTTCCGGCGTACCTTTGTCTCACGGGCAACCTGTGACGCCGACTGCGATATCGCGGATGACGCAACGCGGTTAATGGCCATTGCGGCGGCACCGGGCACCGCCGTTCTGCTGATACGGCTGAGGTTTTCAACGGCCTGCTCAAGACCTTTTATGGCCATTCATCCCCCTTTCAGCGGCGACGGTTAACGGCAGGCGGTACGCCCCGCCCAAGCCAGAGATGACAGCTTCCGCCATCATCCGGCGAAATCCGGTCTATCCAGAAGTTTTCCTCACCGATGGTCAGCATGTCGCCGCGCCGCAGCTGCCGCACATCATCAGTCCGGACAAACAGGGACGGGCTGGAGCCTTCAACGCGCACGCCCTGTCCGGCATAGCTGATATTTTCAGGGTCATCAAAAACACCACGTATCACAGCACCGGACTGCTCACCGGATGTCATGGTGGCTGACGTTCCCATGTACCCGCGTATCGTTTCATCGGCGCAGGCAATGGCAGCATCGAACAGGTTATCGAAATCAGCCACAGCGCCTCCCGTTATTGCATTCTGGCCAGGCCGCGCTCTGTCATTTCAGCTGCCACACCGGCAGAGACACGAAACGCCGTTCCCGGCAGCACAAATGCCACAGCCTCATCCCGCGTGGCGTGAAGTGCATCAGTATGCAGCGTCACCAGTGCCACAACCGTGACCAGATCAGCCGTATCAGTCACGGTATCCGGCTGCGCTGATACAACCTCATTTTCATGCACGGTCAGCACATTTTCCGGGCTGACAGACGTGTCCTGACCGGCTGCGTCATCCGTGTCATCAAGCTCCTCTTCCAGCTCTGCCACACGGAGCGCCAGTTCTTCTTTCGTCCCCGTCAGGCTGACATCACGGTTCAGTTGCTCACCCAGCGAACGGAGACGGGCAATCAGTTCATCTTTCGTCATGGACTCCTCCACAGAGAGAAAATGGCCCCGAAGGGCCATGATTACGCCAGTTGAACGGACACGAACTCATCAGGATCAGCCAGCAGCATCAGCGGTGCTGACTGAATCATGGTGAACTCTCGCGCCGGATCGCCGGATGTCTTCCAGTTTTTCGGATAACGGGGAGACGCATTAATACCCTCACTCAATGCATCCGCATCCTGAATACAGCCATAGGTGCGCAGACCGCGTGCATGAGTGTTACCCAGCACCATCGTGTTGTCCGGCAGGAAGTTCTTTTTGACGCCGTTTTCCACGTACTGTCCGGAATACACGACGATGGCCACATCGCCATACATTCCCTTATAAGACACCGCTTTGCCCAGGTCTTTTACCGCTGTCTCCAGTTCGGAATGAGAGCCGCGACGGGTATCCAGCTTCTCCCTGACGGCTTTGAAGGAACGGAACAGCGCCCAGCCTTTCGGGTCAAACACGATGATATTCACCACACCGCTGGCGTTCAGCGCGTAGGCTTCGATATCGTCGGTCGGGTCATACGTGGACTTGTCGCGCTTGCTCCACCCCGTGCTGCCGGACTGCGTGATGTTATTCGCTTCACTGCGACCCATATCCACCTCAACCGGATCGAAGGCTTCACCGGTCATGGTGTATTTGCCCTTAAGCACGGCAGAAACTGCCTGCATCTCTTCGACCTGAGCAATGGCCAGCTCTTCGTCACGCATGTTCTGCATGATGATGCGACGGCGGCGGTAAGCCGGGTCCGCCAGATTCTGCGGATCTTCATCCGGCAGGCGACGCAGGGTCATCTGCGGATTCACTTCATGCTTCGGCTTGACATATCCCGGCGTAAATTCAGAGGTGGAGCCGCCACGGGAACGGATAACCTCACCGGAAACAATCGGCGAAACGTACAGCGCCATGTTTACCAGTCCCGGAATTTGTGAGAGATAGACTTTCTCCGTAGTGAAGGGATAGCTCTCACGGAAAAAGAGACGCAGAAACAGCGGATCAAACTTAAATTTCTGCTCATTTGCCGCCAGCAGCTGGGCGGTTGTGTACATCGACATAAAAAAATCCCGTAAAAAAAGCCGCACAGGCGGCCTTTAGTGATGAAGGGTCAGGTTAAACGATGCTGATTGCCGTTCCGGCAAACGCGGTCCGTTTTTTCGCCTCGTCGCTGGCAGCCTCCGGCCAGAGCACATCCTCATAACGGAACGTGCCGGACTTGTAGAACGTCAGCGTGGTGCTGGTCTGGTCAGCAGCAACAGCAAGAATGCCAACGGCAGCACCGTCGGTGGTGCCATCCCACGCAACCAGCTTACGGGTGGAGGTATCCGGCATCAACGGAGTCATTGCTGGCGTTTTCTTACTCAATCCGCCGGGCGCGGTTGCGGTATGAGCCGGGTCACTGTTGCCCAGCGGCTGGTAATGGGTAAAGGTTTCTTTGCTCGTCATAAACATCCCTTACACTGGTGTGTTCAGCAAATCGTTAACGGCATCAGATGCCGGGTTACCTGCAGCCAGCGGTGCCGGTGCCCCCTGCATCAGACGATCCAGCGCAGTGTCACTGCGCGCCTGTGCACTCTGTGGTGCTGCGGCCAGAATGCGGCGGGCCGTTTCCACGGTCATTCCGGGGGTTTCTGCCAGAACGCGCGCCTGTTCTTCGCGTCCGTGAGCCTCCTCACAGTTGAGGATCCCCATAATGCGGCTGTTTTCTGCCGCAACCGCAGCGGTGATCTGCGCGTTCACGTCCGGCTGCGCCGCGCTGGCGTTTTCGCCCTCCGTCGCTGGCACCACGTCAGTAACGTCAGCCTGCGAAGCAGTGGCTGAAACAGTTGTTGATTGAGTCTCTTTGGTCATTCGCCCTCCTGAGAGACGGGATTTACGTGCATCCAGTGCATCACGCATGACGGTGATCGCATCGGTGCTGTTGACAAGTTCATCAGCCAGTCCGGCATCAATGGCCTCCTGACCGCTGTACACTGCAGCCTCGGTATCCAGCACAGCCTGCACGGACAGGCCGGTATATGCCGACACCTTCTGCGCAAACATCCGGCGGGTTGCATCCATCCGGGACTGCAGTGTCTCCCGGACATCATCCGGTAGATGGCTGTAGGGGTTGCCATCCACCTTATGGCTGCCGCTGTAAATCAGCGTGATTTCCACGCCCTGTTTCTCCAGCGCAGCACCGTAATTACTGTGAGCCATCATGACGCCGATGGAGCCTGTCCGGGCGGTCTGCGTGACCAGACGCCGGGAGGCGGCACTGGCAAGCAGCTGACCTGCGCTGCAGTTCATGTCATTGGCCAGCGCCCATACCGGCTTTATGTCACGCACACGGGCGATGATGTCAGCGCAGTCAAATGCCCCTGCCACCATCCCGCCTGGCGTATCCATATCGAGCAGAATGCCATCCACCATCGGGTCGCTGGCAGCCTGTTGCAGACGGGCGATAATGCCGTTGTAACCGGTCATTCCCGAATACGGCTGCAGCGCCCGCGTCCGGCTGACCAGCGTGCCGGACACCGCCAGCACGGCGATGCCGTTCATGACCTGATAACTGCGGGCTTGTCGTGGTCCGTCATCATCACCGGATAACGCCAGCGCCGCGGGTGCCTCTCCGGCAGTCAGGCTGTCGCCGGATACTGCATCCGTCAGGCGGCTGATCCCAAGCTGGCCTGCAAGCGCACAAAAGAAAACCCGCGCATAGGCGGGTTCAAGCATCAGCGGCTCATTAAAGGCCATGCTGGCAATATGCGGGAGATTACGCAGCTCTGCTGTCACTCTTCTCCTCCTCTGTTGATTGTCGCAGCCCGGATTCAAATGCCGCAGCCGCCCAGGCGGGTGGTTTAAGACCGGCTGTACGACGCTCCATCGTTTCACGGACCTGCTGGGCAAAAATTTCCTGATAGTCATCACCGCGTTTCGCGCACTCTTTCTCGTAGGTGCTCAGTCCGGCTTCTATCAGCATCACCGCTTCCTGAACTTCTTTCAGACCATCGATGGCCATACGACCGGAGCCTATCCAGTCGCAGTTCCCCCAGGCACTGCGGGCTTCCTGAAAGCTGAAGCGCGCTTTTGAAGGTAACGTCACCACGCGGCGAACGATGGCCTCTTCCAGCCAGCACAGAAACATCTGGCTCGCCTGACGGGATGCGACGAATTTTCGCCGCCCCATAAAGTACGCCCACGACTCGTTCGCACTGGCCCGTGCCGTGGAGTAGCTCATCTGGGCGTAATTCCGGGAAAGCTGCTCATACGAGACACCCAGCCCGGCAGCGATATACCGCAACAGTGACTGCTCAAACACGGAGTAGCCGTTATCCGTGTCCTGAGCCGTCTGCAGGTTCAGTGAGTCCCCCGGCATCAGGTGCGGCACTTTTGCGCCTCCCAGACGGACCGGTGCTGCGGCGTAATACGCGGCAATTTCACCAATCCAGCCCGTCAGCCTTTCCCGCTGCTCCTGACTGTTCGCGCCCAGAATAAAATCCATCGCTGACTGCGTATCCAGCTCACTTTCAATGGTGGCGGCATACATCGCCTTCACAATGGCGCTCTGCAGCTGCGTGTTCTGCAGCGTGTCGAGCATCTTCATCTGCTCCATCACGCTGTAAAACACATTTGCACCGCGGGTCTGCCCGTCCTCCACGGGTTCAAAAACGTGAATGAACGAGGCGCGCCCGCCGGGTAACTCACGGGGTATCCATGTCCATTTCTGCGGCATCCAGCCAGGATAGCCGTCCTCGCTGACGTAATATCCCAGCGCCGCACCGCTGTCATTAATCTGCACACCGGCACGGCAGTTCCGGCTGTCGCCGGTATTGTTCGGGTTGCTGATGCGCTTCGGGCTTACCATCCGGAACTGTGTCCGGAAAAGCCGCGACGGACTGGTATCCCAGGTGGCCTGAACGAACAGTTCACCGTTAAAGGCGTGCATGGCCACACCTTCCCGAATCATCATGGTAAACGTGCGTTTTCGCTCAACGTCAATGCAGCAGCAGTCATCCTCGGCAAACTCTTTCCATGCCGATTCAACCTCGCGGGAAAAGGCACGGGCTTCTTCCTCCCCGATGCCCAGATAGCGCCAGCTTGGGCGATGACTGAGCCGGAAAAAAGACCCGACGATATGATCCTGATGCAACTGGATGGCGTTGGCGGCATAGCCGTTATTGCGTACCAGATCGTCCGCGCGGGCATTGCCACGGGTAAAGTTGGGCAGCAGGGCTGCATCCACACTTTCACCCGGTGGGTTCCACGCCCGCAACTGCCCACCAAATCCGCTGCCACCGCCGTGATAACCGGCATATTCACGCAGCGATGTCATGCCGTCCGGCCCCAGAAGGGTGGGAATGGTGGACGTTTTCATACATAAAATCCTGCAGGTCCCCTGCGTCGCTGTGTCATGCCGGTCTGCACTTCCAGCTCCGCAATGTATTTTTTCAGGTCAGACACGGAAGTGGCCGTAAACTCCACTCGCCGTCCGTCTTTCTGTACCGTTGCCACCCGTTTTCCTGTCATCAGGTCATGCAGTGCCGCACGGGCAGCGGCAAGTTCTTCCTGTCGCGTCATTCATCCTCTCCGGATAAGGCACGGGCGTAATCTGCCAGTGTTTTCTTGTTGGTTGCTGCACCATCCTCTTCCTGCAGGCTCGCCAGCAGTGCACTGAGATCCAGCTGCCAGCGGGAAATACTGATGCGCAGCGCCGCCAGCGCATAAACGAAGCAGTCGAGTGCTTCATTGCGTCGCTTTTTGCTGTCCCACAGTATTTTTTTCCTGCCATCCACCCATTTTTCGACCTGCTCTTCAGCAGTCAGCTGCTGCGCTTCGGTAAGATCAAAAATATCCGGGTTATTCGGGAAGTGAACGGCACCGGGAAGCGGTTCATCCCCTTCCGGCGTCAGTGTGAAGCGGTTATAAATCTGCTCTTTCGCGGTATCCGTACCGATTTCGGTAAGGTAAACCCCGTTTTTGTTTCGCTTACGTGGCATGCTGGCCACCGGCTTTCCGTAGACGGATGCCCCTTTAATGGGGATCACCCGGAACAGCCCATGTTTTTTCGAGCGTTCATACACAATGGTCGGGTCAATCCCGCCAGTATCCCAGCAGATACGGGATACCGACATTTCTGCACCATTCCGGCGGGTATAGGTTTTATTGATGGCCTCATCCACACGCAGCAGCGTCTGTTCATCATCGTGGCGGCCCATAATAATCTGCCGGTCAATCAGCCAGCTTTCCTCACCCGGCCCCCATCCCCATACGCGCATTTCGTAGCGGTCCAGCTGGGAGTCGATACCGGCGGTCAGGTAAGCAACACGATCAGGAACGGGCGCTGAATAATGCTCTTTCCGCTCTGCCATCACTTCAGCATCCGGACGTTCGCCGATTTTCGCTTCCCACGTCTCACCGAGCGTGGTGTTCACGAAGGTTTTACGTTTTCCCGTATCCCCTTTCGTCTTCATCCAGTCTTTGACAATCTGCACCCAGGTGGTGAACGGGCTGTACGCTGTCCAGATGTGAAAGGTCACACTGTCAGGCGGTTCAATCTCTTCACCGGATGACGAAAACCAGAGAATGCCATCACGGGTCCAGATCCCGGTCTTTTCGCAGATATAACGGGCATCAGTGAAGTCCAGCTCCTGCTGACGGATGACGCAGGCGTTATGCTCGCAGAGATAAAACACGCTGGAGGGGTCATCCGGCGTCCATTTGAGGCCAAACGGCGTCTCTTTATCGCCAAATTTAAGGTACTGCTCCTCCCCGCAGTGCGGGCAGGCAACATGAAAACGCATAAAATGAGGGGATTCACTGGCTGCACGCTCAATCTGGCATGTGCCTCTCACTTTGGGCGTGGAGCCACGGATGGACTTTGGCCAGACCGAGCCTTCAATACGCTTATCGCCCAGGAACGTCGGAGAGCCTTCCTGTTCAATATCCTCATCAAAGGCAGCAAGTTCATCATAACCCGCCACATCCACCGACTTTTCACGGTAGTTTTTTGCCGCTTTACCGCCCAGGCACCAGAAGCCACGACCATTGGAAAAACGCTTCATGGTGAGCGTGTTATCCCGGTGCTTTTTGCCATACCACGGAGCCAGCGCCAGCAGTGACGGAATATCGCGGATGGTCGGCTCAACGTGGGTTTTCATAAAGTTCTCGGCATCACCATCCGTCGGCAACCAGATAAGGGTGTTGCGCTGCTTATGCTCTATGAAGTAGGCATAAACACCCAGCAGCATTTTGGAATAACCAACACGGGCAGACTTCACCACATTCACCTCGCGGACGTAGTCACTGCCCATCGCATTCATGATGGCCCGCTGAAAGGGCAGTGTTTCCCAGCGCCCTTCCTGGTATGCGGATTCTTTCGGGAGATAGTAATTGGCATCCGCCCATTCAACGGCGGTCTGTGGCTCCGGCCGGAACAGTGAGCGAAGCCCGGCGCGGACAAAATGCCGCAGCCTGTTAACCTGACTGTTCGATATATTCACTCAGCAACCCCGGTATCAGTTCATCCAGCGCGGCTGCTTTGTTCATGGCTTTGATGATATCCCGTTTCAGGAAATCAACATGTCGGTTTTCCAGTTCCGGAAAACGCCGCTGCACCGACAGGGGGATCCCGTCGAGAATACTGGCAATTTCACCTGCGATCCGCGACAGCACGAAAGTACAGAATGCGGTTTCCACCACTTCAGCGGAGTCTCTGGCATTTTTCAGCTCCTGTGCGTCGGCCTGCGCACGCGTAAGTCGATGGCGTTCGTACTCAATAGTCCCTGGCTGGAGATCTGTCTCGCTGGCCTGCCGCAGTTCTTCAACTTCCCGGCGCAGCTTTTCGTTCTCAATTTCAGCATCCCTTTCGGCATACCATTTTATGACGGCGGCAGAATCATAAAGCACCTCATTACCCTTCCCACCACCCCGCAGAACGGGCATTCCCTGTTCCTGCCAGTTCTGAATGGTACGGATACTCGCACCGAAAATGTCAGCCAGCTGCTTTTTGTTGACTTCCATTGTTCATTCCACGGACAAAAACAGAGAAAGGAAACGACAGAGGCCAAAAAGCTCGCTTTCAGCACCTGTCGTTTCCTTTCTTTTCAGAGGGTATTTTAAATAAAAACATTAAGTTATGACGAAGAAGAACGGAAACGCCTTAAACCGGAAAATTTTCATAAATAGCGAAAACCCGCGAGGTCGCCGCCCCGTAACCTGTCGGATCGCCGGAAAGGACCCGCAAAATGATAATAATTATCATCTGCATGTCACAACGTGCATCTACGCCATCAAACCACGTCAAATAATCAATTATGACGCAGGTATCATATTAATTGATCTGCATCAACTTAACGTAAAAACAACTTCAGACAATACAAATCAGCGACACTGAATACGGGACAACCTCATGTCAACGAAGAACAGAACCCGCAGAACAACAACCCGCAACATCCGCTTTCCTAACCAAATGATTGAACAAATTAACATCGCTCTTGATCAAAAAGGGTCCGGGAATTTCTCAGCCTGGGTCATTGAAGCCTGCCGCCGGAGACTGTGCTCAGAAAAAAGAGTTTCTCCTGAAGCAAACAAAGAAAAGAGTGACATTACTGAATTGCTCAGAAAACAGATCAGACCAGATTGAAGCAATTTAGATAATCGTGCAGACTACGCCCCTCATATCACATGGAAGGTACTACAATGGCTCAGGTTGCCATTTTTAAACAAATATTCGATAAAGTGCGAAATAATTTAAACTATCACTGGTTTTATTCTGAACTAAAACGTCACAATGTCTCACATTACATTTACTATTTAGCCACAGAGAATATTCATCTTGTTCTTGAAAACGATAATACGGTTTTAATAAAAGGACAGGGTAAGGTTGTAAATGTAAGATTTTCAAAAAATAAATGCCTTATAGAAGCCACATTAAAAGGATTCAAATCAGGAGAGTTATCATTTTACGAATACAGGAAAAATCTTGCTACAGCAGGGGTTTTCAGATGGATTACAAATATCCACGAAAACAAAAGGTATTACTATACCTTTGATAATTCATTACTCTTTACTGAGAACATTCAGAACACTACACAAATATTTCCGCACTAAATCATAACGTCCGGTTTCTTCCGCGCCAGAACCGGACTCGCTGGCATGATGAAATATGTGTACCCGGTAACCCCGGTGTGCATCGTTTTTGATTATTCCCGCACACTCGCGCAGAAGGAGTTCCCCGTCGGGCTACGGTCTCTGTTAATACGGGAATACGGCGACGATACAGCGCATGATGTGTCAGGCTTGAATACCTTTATCCTTTAAAAGGGATATCAGTTAAGTTATCCCGTGTAGGGTATAAGCCATTATCAAAGCCACTCTGTAGGAAGTGCTTTTGTAATGGCAATAAAAAGCCCCGCGAATGCGAGGCTAAATCCTGGTATTTGTAATGACTGGCTCTTATCTCAACGCAGCCCCTTACCGCGCGCAAAATGCTCAATATCAAGCATCAGCAATGAGATGTTTAATCTGGATTCACTCCAGAAGTGAGCACCACCCTGTCTACAGAGCCAGATGTGAAGGATGATGAGTAAAATTATCGCTATCATCGAAGGCATTGCGTCCTGATGTACTCCTGCAGGTAGTTAACCTGCGCGGTTATCCTGTCGATTCCACTTCGGAGACGGTAATAATTGAGTTCAGCATCTGCTGTAAGTCTTGGGCTTTCTCCATCGCCCATGCTGCTGGCTCCGGTCTTTGACTTTGCACATGAGGCGGCGACTTGCAGCCGCTTACGCCCAGCAGAAACATCATCACGGAGACTTTCGATAGTCGCGTTAGCATCAGCAAGCTCCTTTGTATATCTGGCGTCGAGTTCTGCTACGTCACGTTGACGCTTCTGCATGTCAGCGATGATGGATGTGGCTTTGTCGCGCTGGGCTTTGTAGGCGATGGCGTTATCACGGTAATGATTAACAGCCCATAACAGGCAGACGATGATGCAGATAACCAGAGCGGAGATAATCGCGGTTACTCTGCTCATACCTCAATCTCTCTGACTGTTCCGCCAGCTTCTTTGAATTTTGCAATCAGGCTGTCAGCCTTATGCTCGAACTGGCCATAACCAGCCCCGGGCAATGAAGCCCAGATATTGCTGCAACGGTCGATTGCCTGACGAATATCACCGCGGTCAATCATCGGTAAAGCGCCACGCTCTTTAATCTGCTGCAGAGCTACAACGTCCTGGCTTTCTGGAGAAAAATCTTTCAGGCCAAGCTGTTTACGGTAAGCATCCCACCAGCGTGAAAGAAGCTGGTAACGTCCGGCGGCTGTTGACTTGAGTTTCGGGTTTAGCGTGACAAGTTTGCGAGGGTGATCGGAGTAATCAGTGAAGAGTTCACCACCAACAATAACGTCATAACCGTGGTTACGTGTCGGTTGTCGTCCGTTATCCGTTCCTTCTGACCAAGCCACCATATCGAGGAAAGCTTTACGCTGGGAATTTAGTACCTGCATAAATTACTCCTTAGAGCCACCAAATTTGTTACCGATTACTCGCATTGCAGCCCCACGAATAGCATCGACACCGATCAGCCCCACCCCACCACCAATGGCAACAGATAGTGATTTAGGCCATCCGACATACTCAAGAGCGGATGCAAAAGTCAGCGTCAGAGCGCCACAGAGTAGAATTTCGAGTGTTTTTCGCTTCCAGCCGCCACCACCGCCAAAATAGGCAATACGTAAACCAGCCATAACAATCGACATAATCACTGCGCCCAGCGGTGTGTCTCCACGCCACCAGCTCTGGACCAACTCCAGCCAGGTATTTGGGTTATGAGGCATTTGTAGTTATCTCTCACCTCGCCAATACAGGAGGTGCAAATTGAGGGAACATCATGTACCGCAAATCAGAAGCGGAAACGTAAAAGAGGCCGAGCCAATGGATAACTGCGGTATAGACCAGGCTCAACAAATAGCCGGGGCCAGAAACGACAAACCCGCTCGACGGCGGGTTTAAGCTGTGTGGCGAAGTGACCACTCTTAACACGATACAATAGTTTTTGCGTACGCGTTAGCATTTTTGATGGAAGTTAATGGTTGTTAATCTTATACTCAGTAAACAAAATTTATGCCGCCTTGAGCATGATGCGACATGAGGCACATGTTTGGATCTTCCTCGAAGATTCGTGCGGTAGCTATGCTCAAAATCCAATCAGCTCATAAAACATACTATGGGTTTTAAATGCTCATTCCAACATCTCTATCAAAACAACCAGTAATCGAAGCTGCTTTCGAAATGCGTTTTTCTAAAGAAACACAAATATCGGAAATAGTTCCAGGGTTTCTTTTTCACGCTCTAGGTTGTACAAAACCAGTAATTAGTTTACCACCCAGTCAAATACCTAAAAATGTTCGTGAGGGAGATGAACAATTACATTACGCAGTTGTCAGTCGCCTCGAAATCGAAGGGTACTATATTGGACTAAGTGACCATGGTGTTGTTGTATCCACCAGCACCAAATATCAAGGGTGGAGTCATTTTAGAGAAAAAATCATTCATGTATTAAATGAGCTTAACAAATTAAATTTAAATGACAACATCATCCGCTACTCATTAAAGTATGTAGATTTTTTCCCAAAAGAAGACGATTCTAATTTATTTGATAAGCTAAACGTCAGCTTAAATATGGCTGGCGAGTCTATGTCTAATTATCCGATCAATATCAGAATCGATAAAAATGAAGGCGCATTTCTAAATATAATTCAAATATTATCTCATGCTTTAGTCATGTCAGATAATGGAGAATTTAATAAAAAAGGACTAATCCTAGACATAGACAGCATTAGGCAAATCACTAATACTGATGAAATAGATAAGTTTAAAAACGAACCAAAAAAAATTCTTGATGATCTTCACTCCTGTAATAAATTAGCTTTCTTTAGTTGCCTTAAAGAGTCAACAATTCAAGAACTAGAACCATCCTACAAATAGAAATGGTGGTATGATATGTATCCGTCTCATCATGTTTATCGAGCTCAACTTCAAGTATTAACTTTGGTTTTATATGGTCTGCATATAACTGCATTAACAGACATTGCCCAAAATCAACAGCATGGTCCTCAACAAAGTTTAATCGTCAAAAATCACGCTTTGGAGTATAAGTCTTCAACTACCGATTCAGTTCATTCCATCACACAAACATATAAAGCAGGGAGCACAATCTCAGTTGATCAAAGACTTGCAGTCTCGATGACAAACTTTTATGAAAAATTATCGACAAACCAGGTGTCTTTAGGCAGTGAAATAAATAAAGTCGTTCATGCTTCACTGTGGGATTTATACTTGGATTAAGTGATGAGTAATAACATTTTTGATATCGAGAAATTCAAAGATCAAATTCCATATTATTTAACAGCTCATCAAAAAGAAGGGCTAATAAATGCACTTAGAGATTTCCCTGAAAACACTAACTACTACCTTAGCAATTATCATGATGATCTGAAAAATGCTGCACTTCAGGGAGATATATTTAAGGAGCTTACAGTATATTCAATTAAAGGGACTAAAAAAACACGAGGCATTATATTAAGCAACAGTTGCGATATAGATACAAGTAATAATCGTGATGTGCCAATGCGTGCAGTCTTTGCTCCGTTAGTAAGTTTATCTAAGTTCGAAGCTATTCTTCTCTCCAACGGAGTTTCTAAGACTTCAATAGATAGCAAAATTGATGCTATAAGGAAGCAGTTAATTACTAATATTTTTTATCTTCCTGAATCAGACAACTTAGAAGAATGCATCGTTTTTCTTGATGATGTATACCAATTACCAACGGAAGAATTACAAAAACTCTTGAATGATAAATGCAAAGCCATAACTTTAAGTCAAGTTGGTTTCTACATTTTACTATTCAAAATATCTATTCACTTTTGTAGATTCCATGAAAACATACAACGATTCGATCATTAAGGCGGTACTACCGCCTTTTATTATTTTACACAAGTATACTTACAACCCCCTCTATAAAACCGATTGCGGTTTGCAACTCCTTCCTAATAGTGCCATCAGAGCACCTTCTCCTTTTGGCAATAGTGCGTAATGAGATACCAATAACAAAGTGGGCTATGATGAGCTCATATTCCTCTGGTTTATACTTTCTCAACCGAGCCACACAACTGTCTATCATAATGCCTTCGTCATCATCACACTGAATCCGTGACTTTTTGCCATGAGGTAAAAGCCCCTTGAAGCCTGCTGCTACCGGCTGCCAGTCCACACCACTGTTGTCTGCTGCAGCCCATGCTCCCCAGCGGTCCAATACTTCATACATATCACGCATCAACTTACCCCACAAAAATCAGGCCAGCACGCCAATTGCCAGCGCACGATCGATAAAACGAAATATCAGCTCCAGCTGGGAACCATACTTCTCTTCAAATGCCACGGTATCCGCATGCAGCTCGTCGTGATGCTTTCTGCACAAAGGCAACACAAAAAGGTCATGCGCTTTTGTTCCCATTCCACCCTGACCGTGACCTATCAGGTGGTGGGGATCATCAGCGGGCTTTCCACAACATGCACACGGTTGTGTCTTAACCCAGCGCGTGTACTTTTCATTAACCCAGCGGCGACGTTTTGGGCGTAACATAAAAGACTCCGGCGACTCCGGATCCACTTTCAGCGCCAGCACCTTTTTCGCTTTATCCTGGATGATGCTGGTGGCAGGAACAGAAGGAACAAGGTCACTTTCCCGGGTGACAGACGGCACAACAGGCTTCGGTAATCTCAGTGCCTTACGGGCTGCACTTTCCGGCAAGGCATCCGCCAGGTCATTACGAACCAGCCACCAGCACAGTTCCGGCATTGTCACAACGTGACTGTCATCAAAACCGAGATCCCGACGCACGACAGACAACACCCAGCGGGCACAGTTATCCGTTGCCATTGATTCCAGCCGTTCCGTGAACTGGTCACGCAGCTGGTTATCACAGTGCCAGCACAGACGGATTGCGCCCGGAGCGTGCCGCATTGTGGTCATGTTCTCGCTGTGCCAGTCGGAATGAGGCCACTGACAGCCCTTTTCACGAAGTAACCAGCTTTCAAGACATTCCACGCCACCAGCACGACGGATCACTGCCTCATTGCGGAACACGGCCCGAACGGCAGGATCATCCGCCAGCGGTTGTGATGCCGCCGGAACGGCACCACTGGCGAAAGATGAATAACGTTCCGGCTCAGGCTCCAGCAGGACACGCCCCTGCATAAACAGGGGCATCAGCTCTGAACCTGGCCTGAACAATACGATCCCCATACGCGGGGCAATTTCAGGGGTCAGTAGTGCTCTCACGGTCACCTCAATGAACGGTATCGAGCAGCTTTAACAGCTCAGGGAATCGGGATTCGAAGAAATGCGGCTGCGTCTCGCGCGGATTTGCAGGACTGGTGATGTTCTTGCCGAACATGCAGCCTTTCGCTGGCAGCGACCAGAATTTTTTGATGTTGTTAATCGCGGTACGGCTGTATCGTTCGCGCTGCTCGACGATCCCCAGCTTCACCATCTGGTGATATGCCTGATTAGCCGTAAGGCGGATACCATACTGTTTCAGCAGTGCACTCAGCGACAGCGTGGGGCGACTTGAGCCATCAGGCGCGTCAGCAGGAGCATCAATGGCATAGCGCGGTGCCAGATTCGGTAAGCCAACAGCCTCCTGAAGCTTCTGACAGGCTCCAAGCACTGATGAGTTAGACAGGTTTAATTCCCTGCGCATAAAGTCCAGCAGGATCACGCCAGCCTGCATCTTGTCAGCAGCCTGCCCGGATATTTTTTCCGGTGTGCTGGTTACCATATCGAAAGTACGGATCACCTTCAGATGGAATGACGGGCTGATCCACATTGCATAGGCATACACCAGTTCTTTGCAGACATACGTCCCCTGGTTATTTCCGCCACGAATAACGTTAACTGGCTCTATATTGACCGAGTTGCAAATCTGCAACTCGCTTATTAAACGTTCAGTTTGCTCATTGCGGAGCCAGAATGCAGGCTTATGCTTATCCAGAGAACCGGCAGCCCTGTGCAGATCGTTCAGGCTGTAACGCCCATAAGCATCACGACGAACTTCAATACCATCAATGACCATCAGATTATTCATATTTCGTTTCTCCTCTTGATCAGGCGGCTGCACCCGCCGTTTTCTCGTACTTACTGATAGTGATCTCGACCTTCCCTTCCGGGATAACCGGTCCCCACTCCACCAGCATTCTTTTCACCTGGCTGTCGTCTTCCCACACACCCGCGTGGGTCAGGGTGTCAAACAGCGCCTTGTTATAGTTGTCCAGATCGCGGATCCGGTTATCCGGAGGAAACAACACGATCTCCACTGAAGCAGGTGCCGACGTTGGTTTTGGCAGACGACGTAACTGCTCAACTATTGCTGCACACGCCGCGCTCTGGAATTTGCGCCCCGCCGCGCTTATCAGGCTCTTACCTGCAAACGCCCCTTTGTTGGGGTGTCGCCAGTACGTGTTCACGCTGGGCGGGAAAGGCAGGATCAGCTTCATACTTTCAGACCCCTCTCATGTAACCAGTGGGCTGCACGCAGCCTGGCGTTTTCCTCACCGGCAAGCAGTGAGCGGATAATCCCGACCGCCTCGCTGTCGTCGTCCTTGACCGCGGTATGAAGCGTTATCCCCCGGGCCACACCACGCTTTATCGTGATGACGCCTTTTTTCTCCAGTGCGCGAAGATGCTCCACCGCTGCATTCACCGAACGGTATCCCAGCATGGTTGCCACCTCCTGATTGGTTGGCGGGAAGCCACGTTCTTTCTGATAAGAAATCAGCATATCCAGCACCTGCTGCTGACATTGAGTTAACGTCGTCATGCCACCATCTCCCTGACCAGTTTTTCTGCCTGCTGGCGAACCTGCGCCAGAAAGGCCTCACCACATGCCTCAAGTTCATCGCGCCCGATGTAGCTGATTGCCGGTCCCTTCCAGGTCTTGTCGAAAACAGCAATAGCACCAGCGAAGAAAGCTCCTGTCGGCACCTGCTTCTCATCCTTCGGGATAAACCAGGCAGGCAGTTCAAAACCGATACGCCCGCGAATAAAAGCAATATGATCTGCATCTTCCGGCCACCACACTTCGCTGGTGGCAGCTTTGATCAGGAAAACATTGCGCCCACCTTTATCACGCATGGCACTGGCATGCTTCATGATGTAACGCATGCCTGTGATGTATTGCCCCTCATGCTGACTGGCGCGGCTGTATGGGGGATTACCAAAGGCAGCACCTTTAAGCTCCGCAAGGCGTTCTGACCAGTCATGCGCCAGCGCGTTGTCTTCCGCCGTGTAATACGCAGCACATTTGGCGTTATCACCGTCAGTGAACAGATCCAGAACAAACGGGCCAAACAGGGTGTTAATTCCCCAGAAAATGTTGTCCGGCGTGCGCCACTGATCGCCCACTTCCTTCAGTTCATGGGCTGGTTTGTTCCGCAGTTCCACCAGCGCCTGGCAATATTTATTACTCATTAAGCCCCCACGTAATTCCCTGACAGATACCACTCATCACCCGGTACAGCGCGCTTGCTGCTTTTCCGTAAACACCGCTCACGACGCGCAAGAAAATTGTTTCGCTCTGGCTGGGAGTGGCTTTCACGGAATGCCGCCATCCACACCGTTGCAGCACGACGGTATAAGCCCCTGGACTCCAGTTCTTCCGCCTGGCGGGTCAGGCACAAAATCACCCGCGGGTCGTTAGTGCCGACATAGAAATTGCGCACAGGTCTGGTTTCACGAACTGGTTGTGGTTCCGGATCCTGCGCTCTCTCAGTCAGGCGCGGGAAATGTCTGTGTGTATCTCCTTCACAACGGTGAGCCACACGCCCACTCTGACGTAACTTGCTTGCTGACTGCAGAACGCGCTGCCGTGAGTAACCTGCAAAAGCATCCGCAATGTCTCCGGAAGTACAGCCCGGATGGGCTTCAATGAATTTCTGAACGTCATTCAAAAGACTCATGATCACCCCCTGAATCCTGCCGGGATCTGGCTGTAGTCCACGTTGTCGTAACTGGCTTTGAAGTACGGGTCTTCACGTTTTTCTGTGTGCGTGCTGACGGATGGCGATAAGCGCAGGGAAAGCTCATCCCATTTTTCCCGCAACTTCGACGGGCTGAGCACGTTACGGCACCAGAACGGATCGCGGCTGACGCGGCTGTACATCTCGCAGATTTGTTTGTGAGTACGACCATCCTGCACACACATCAGGCGAATTTCGTTTGCCCATGCTGTCCAGTTCGGTTCTTTGGGACGAACCACCTCGCCGTCACATTCGGCGGCCTGCTCGTACAGGGCAATGATTTTTTTCCAGAGCCACTGTGCGCAGGTCAAATCATCCTGCGTTCCCCACTGGCGCTTTTTAGGGCTGAATACAACCGCGTCAGGATGGCGAGTTAAAAAATCCTGTTCAGCCGTCTGCGTGTCCGGTTGCGAAGCGTCCGGACGAGAAGGTTTTTTATCTGACGGATCATGTTTTGATTTTACTGACGGATCCCCGCCAGATTCTGACGGGTGAAAACCCGCTTTTTTGCCAGATTTCGACGCATCAAATTTTGACGTGTCAGATTTTGATGCGTCAGATTTTGACGGGTCAGAATCTGACAGTTGAGAAAATGCCGCTGCCTGAAGCTTCGCAACGTTAAGCTGATAAACATTCGACGCATTGCGGTTACCCTGGCGACGCGCCTTACGCGTTAACCAGCCTTCTGCTTCCAGCCGTGCGATAGCCGTTCTGACGGTACTCATCCCCGCGCCAATCTGACGGGCAATGGTTTCAATTGATGGCCAGCACACACCTTCGTCATTACTGAAATCAGCCAGGCGGGCCATAATTGCCACGCTGGATAATTTCATGCCTGATGCAGCGCAACCATCCCATACATAGCCGGTTAATTTAGTGCTCATGACCGACCTCTATTTCCCTGAATTTACGACGAAACTGTTCGAGCGGGCTGAAGCACTCATGCTCATAGCCTTCGCGGAGGTAGATAACTCGTTGTGTTTCCGGCTCCCAACGAATGACTCTGACGGGCACTCCGTAGTGATCTTTGAACCAGCGGTTAACTTGTCGCAAAGGACTGTCTCCTTCTGCCGGTTGAAATCACCCACAGCCCACTCAGCAAAGCTGTGGGTTACAATTTCCCTGTCACCTGGTACATTAACTGCATAGCAATACTCCACCTTCGCTTTTCCACCCGGTACAGGAAGCGCAATCAGTTGCGAGCGACGGTAGTGTGTTGTTAAACTGTTCATGCGTTAGTTTCTCCACAGTCACGACACGCCACGGCGCCCGGAGCTGCACACTCGCGGGCGTCATTACTTTCTGAAATGCAAAAGATTTTGTAGACCAGTGCTGCATGCTCCTGCAGCTTCGAAATTGAGAGATACAGCTCGTCGTTAATTGCTGTCTTCTCATGCGGTTCCACCACACCGTCTTCGATTGCCGAACGAATCTGTCTGGAATAACTGCCAATCTGTTCAATGACTTCCAGCAGGCGCTGGTTAATATCGGCGTTGTCCACATCCTCGACGTCAGGAAGAGACACAAAGACGCCATTTGCAGACTGCGCCACAGCGTCAGCAATGAAGTGAGTTCCACCAGCACGTTGCAAAATCATTGCCCATCCCAGCGGGAAAATCTGATCGCCATCGGCACGAAGGCGGTTAAATAATGCGTTTTCTGTTACATCCAGCCAGTCAGCTGCTTCAGCGTAACCACCCGGCAACGCTGCGATAGTTTTTCTGACAGCTTTCACGTACCACTCAGGCTGTTTTTCTACTTTCCAGTGATGCTTACCCACGGTTAGCCTCATCGTTCTGTGGTTTCTGTTAATCGATTTATCCATTAGATTTTTCATAAAGCTCAGGTTTAAATGGCAACCGTCCGCAAGTTCTATATGCAGCTTCTGCTGCACGTCCTTTTGGAATTAACTGGCCCGGACGGTTTCGCCACTGATAAACGGCTTCAGTTGTTATGCCGAAAAAAGCAGCAACTTTCTCAATACTGCCGAAGTAGCTTTCGATATCGTCAGTTGTCATACGCCCTCCAAACTAAGTTTTATTAGATGCTAATTACAAATCTATCTTTGGTCAATAAAAACTAAGATTACTTAGCAATTCAAGAAATGGTGCTCCTATGGAAACGGTTGGTCAGCGTATAAAAGCTCTGAGAAGAGTTACCGGAACGTCCCAGAAAGAATTGGGTAAATTTTGTGGAGTAAGCGACGTTGCTGTGGGGTACTGGGAGAAAGACATCAATACCCCTGGTGGGGAGGCACTTTCGAAATTAGCGAAGTTCTTCAATACGTCAATAGATTACATTCTTTATGGTGCTGAGTTTGAAGGCAAACTCGTCACAAACATGCGCAGAGTTCCTGTAATATCGTGGGTTCAGGCTGGGCAGTTTACTGAGTGCAGGGCAGCAGAAGTGTTTAGTGAAGTGGACAAGTGGGTAGATACATCATTAAAGATTGGTGATAACTCATTTGCATTAGAGGTTAAAGGTGACTCCATGACTAACCCTAATGGCCTCCCAACAATACCAGAAGGCGCAACAGTGATTGTAGATCCAGATGCAGAACCTCGTCATGGAAAAATAGTCATCGCTCGACTTGATGGAACAAACGAAGCTACAGTAAAAAAATTAGTCATCGATGGCCCTCAAAAGTTTTTAGTGCCATTAAATCCTCGGTATCCCAACATCCCTATCAATGGTAATTGCCTTATCATTGGTGTAGTCAAAGGAGTTCAATACGAACTCTAAGACCTCTCTTCTCTAACTAAGGCACCGAACTAAGAAAAGTTTGGTGTTTTCTCTTGCCATAATAACTAAGTTAAGTTAGATTTTATATCAAAGATAACGAACAGGCAGGACGCCCACGAAGTAGCCGCCTGGGGCATATGAAGTCCAGGATGATTCGTTAGCAACAAAAAAGCGCCCTACAGGACGCTTAGCTCTTTAACAATCTGGATATCCACAACAGTAGCAATCTACAGATTGCCGTTAAGTTTTCTGGCCAACTCCTCAATGGATGGAGGCGATACGTAATCCGGATTTTTATTCATCAGAAACTTATTTTCACAGTGGAGGCACCTGCTTTTATGAAAAAGCTCATCTTCGCTAACCGGGAATGGTTGAAGTATCGATACTATCTTTTGTCCAAAACATTTTGGGCAAAGATGCATGGTTATGCTGTCACCGTTCACGATTACCTCCTTCGAGTATACAAAAGTACCCGACTCAAGTTGGTTAAGGATATAGCCTTCCGTCTGAGCCTCAAAGTTTTCGAATTCTGCAATTTTAGCTTTGAGAGAAGCATTTATTTCTTGATAAGAGCCCAGCAGTTCAACGAGAGACACGCATTCGCGCTGAATAGACGCAAGCTTTGAGTTCAGCTCACCAATAGCCGCATTTACTTCAGCTTGAGTTTTTGCCTCGTTCATTAGTTTTGCAATCTGGGCGATTTCACGAATAGCCGTCATTGCTGCCGTTAATTCAGCGATCACATTGAATACTCTTATTGTTGTTGGGGATATCCAGATTAACCGAATCCTTGTTGTTGGGGAATAACCAGGTCCACCTCGCCTGATGTGGCTAAAAGCAGGCACATAACAGCTAAGTATTTTCAACCAGAGAGAATCCTTAGCGTTGTGGTGAATGCGGCTCAGCGCACGCGGGTTAAGGTTGAGGCTGACAGTCGACCTTCTGTGGATACCCACCCGCCTGGTGTGCAACCTTCGCCAGGCACCGGGAGGCACCCGGCACCACAACTTTATGCTGTGTGTAGTCCTGGCGGTACCAGTTTGTACCCTTGCTTCCGGCTGGTACCGTCCTTTTTTGCAAAACAGAGAAGAGCATCACCGGACGACGGGCTCATAACCCAATCCATCCGGGCGGCTGCCACCGCAGGTGTTCTTCTCTGTTTTGTGGAGAAACCAACCGACCTTGCAGGGTCGATATGATGAGGAGCAGCAAAATGGCTAGCGAACGCAGTACTGATGTGCAGGCATTTATCGGGGAGCTGGACGGCGGCGTATTTGAAACCAAAATCGGCGCAGTTCTCAGTGAAGTCGCTTCCGGTGTGATGAACACGAAAACCAAAGGTAAGGTCTCGCTCAACCTAGAAATCGAACCGTTTGATGAGAACCGAGTGAAAATCAAACACAAACTCTCATATGTTCGCCCGACTAACCGCGGGAAAATTTCCGAAGAAGACACCACCGAAACGCCGATGTATGTCAATCGCGGTGGTCGCCTGACTATTCTGCAGGAAGACCAGGGACAGTTGCTGACTCTTGCCGGTGAACCTGACGGAAAACTCCGCGCAGCAGGTCGTTAATATCGTTTTTAATTAACTGATTATTTATCTCATCACTGAATATCTTTATATAGTGAGGACTTATTATGTCTCAGAACTTAGACGCAACCGCAATTAATCAAATCCATGCCCTTATTTCTGCTCAGGGTGTTAATGAAATTATCAGTAAGATTGGTGCCGATGCTGTGGCATTGCCTGAGAATTTCCGCATTCATGATCTGGAAAAATTTAATTTAAATCGCTTCCGTTTCCGTGGTACGCTTTCCACTGCCAGCATCGATGATTTTACCCGTTATTCTAAAGATCTTGCAGATGAAGGCACCCGCTGCTTTATCGATGCTGATAATATGCGTGCCGTCAGTGTGCTTAACCTAGGTACTATTGATGAACCAGGTCACGCAGATAACACCGCCACACTCAAACTGAAAAAGACAGCACCGTTCTCTGCTCTGTTGTCTGTTAACGGCGAGCGTAACTCCCAGAAGTCACTAGCAGAATGGATTGAAGACTGGGCCGACTATCTTGTGGGCTTTGATGCTAATGGTGACGCTATTCAGGCAACAAAAGCGGCTGCGGCTGTCCGTAAAATCACGATTGAAGCAAACCAGACCGCTGATTTTGAAGATAATGACTTCAGCGGCAAACGCTCCCTGATGGAGTCTGTCGAAGCGAAGACCAAAGACATTATGCCAGTGGCATTTGAATTTAAATGCGTTCCGTTTGAAGGTCTGAAAGAACGTCCGTTTAAATTACGCCTCAGTATTATCACTGGCGATCGTCCTGTACTGGTTCTGCGCATTATTCAGCTGGAGGCGGTGCAGGAAGAAATGGCTAACGAATTTCGTGATCTGCTTGTTGAGAAATTCAAGGACAGCAAAGTAGAAACCTTTATTGGTACTTTCACCGCCTGATTTCATTACTGCAAATGCCCCTGCGGGGGCATTTATGGAAACGTAATTTACTCAATAATCGCCGGATGGTGAGGGATTCTTTTTACCAGAATTCAGCGCGGTGCAGCGCATATACGTGGAGAACAAAATGTCATTTATTAAAACTTTTTCCGGGAAGCATTTTTATTATGACAGGATAAATAAAGACGACATCGATATTAACGATATCGCGGTTTCCCTTTCAAATATCTGTCGCTTTGCCGGTCATCTTTCGCACTTCTACAGCGTCGCCCAACATGCGGTTCTTTGCAGCCAGCTGGTGCCGCAGGAATTTGCTTTTGAAGCGTTAATGCATGATGCAACAGAAGCGTATTGCCAGGACATTCCCGCACCACTGAAACGCCTTCTTCCTGACTATAAACAAATGGAAGAAAAAATAGACGCCGTAATCCGTGAGAAATACGGGTTACCCCCAGTTATGAGTACGCCCGTGAAATATGCCGATCTCATCATGCTGGCAACCGAACGCCGCGATCTCGGGCTTGATGATGGCTCTTTCTGGCCTGTACTGGAAGGTATCCCGGCAACAGAGATGTTCAACGTGATTCCACTGGCACCGGGCCATGCCTACGGGATGTTTATGGAACGCTTTAACGAGTTATCGGAGTTACGCAAATGCGCATGAATGTTTTCGAAATGGAAGGGTTTCTTCGTGGGAGATGTGTACCGCGAGATCTGAAAGTAAATGAAACAGATGCTGAATACCTAGTGCGTAAATTCGATGCGCTTGAAGCTAAATGTGCAGCACAGGAAAACAAAGTAATACCAGTGTCAACTGAACTGCCACCAGCAAATGAAAGTGTTTTGTTATTCGATGCTAACGGAGAAGGCTGGCTAATTGGCTGGCGTTCTCTCTGGTACACCTGGGGACAAAAAGAAACCGGAGAATGGCAGTGGACATTTCAGGTCGGGGACCTTGAAAACGTCAATATCACTCACTGGGCAGTAATGCCAAAAGCACCGGAGGCTGGAGCATAATGACCACTTTTACCGACAAAGAACTGATTAAAGAAATTAAAGAGCGTATCAGCAGCCTTGACGTGCGAGACGATATTGAGCGCCGTGCTTATGAAATCGCACTCCTATCTCTGGAAGTAGAACCAGATGAACGCGAAGCTTATGAATTATTCATGGAAAAGCGTTTCGGTGACTTAGTAGATCGTCGGAGAGCAAAAAACGGCAATAACGAATACATGGCATGGGATATGACTCTCGGTTGGATCGTCTGGCAGCAACGAGCTGGTATCCATTTTTCAACAATGTCACAGCAAGAGGTGAAATAATGGAGCCATACAGCCTCACACTCGATGAGGCCTGTCATTTTCTCAAGATATCCAGACCGACTGCCATTAACTGGATACGCACAGGGCGTCTTCAGGCAACACGCAAAGATCCCACTAAGAATAAATCTCCTTACCTCACAACACGACAAGCCTGCATTGCGGCTCTTCAGTCTCCGCTGCATACTGTCCAGGTGAGCGCGGGTGATGGCATAACAGAGGAAAGAAAATGTCACTCTTCCGCAGAGGTGAAATATGGTACGCCAGTTTCACATTGCCGAACGGTAAAAGATTTAAACAGTCTCTTGGAACAAAGGACAAAAGGCAGGCGACAGAACTCCATGACAAGCTAAAGGCTGAAGCATGGCGGGTCAGCAAACTTGGTGAAATACCTGATATAACGTTCGAGGAAGCGTGTGTCAGGTGGCTTGAAGAGAAAGCACATAAAAAATCACTGGACGATGACAAAAGCCGGATCGGATTCTGGCTTCAACATTTCGCAGGAATGCAACTAAGAGACATTACTGAATCAAAAATTTATTCAGCAATGCAGAAAATGACGAACCGGCGTCATGAGGAAAACTGGAAACTCAGGGCAGAAGCATGCAGAAAAAAAGGGAAACCTGTTCCAGAATACACGCCAAAACCAGCGTCCGTTGCAACGAAGGCTACGCATCTTTCATTTATAAAGGCCCTACTAAGAGCCGCAGAGCGTGAATGGAAAATGCTGGATAAGGCACCAATTATTAAAGTGCCTCAACCAAAGAATAAACGGATCCGCTGGCTGGAGCCCCATGAAGCACAAAGGCTGATTGATGAATGTCCGGAGCCATTAAAGTCTGTTGTTGAATTTGCACTGGCAACAGGCTTAAGACGCTCGAACATCATCAACCTTGAATGGCAACAAATAGATATGCAGCGCCGGGTGGCATGGATAAACCCGGAAGAGAGTAAATCAAACCGCGCAATTGGCGTTGCGCTGAATGATACTGCATGTCGCGTATTGAAAAAACAAATCGGGAATCATCACCGTTGGGTATTTGTGTACAAGGAAAGCTGTACCAAACCAGACGGAACGAAAGCGCCAACAGTAAGGAAGATGCGGTATGACGCAAACACAGCCTGGAAAGCGGCGCTGAGACGGGCTGGTATTGATGATTTCAGATTTCACGACTTGAGACACACCTGGGCAAGTTGGCTGGTTCAAGTCGGAGTCCCGTTGTCAGTGTTACAGGAAATGGGAGGCTGGGAGTCTATCGAAATGGTTCGTCGATATGCTCACCTTGCACCTAATCACCTTACCGAACACGCACGGCAAATAGACTCGATCCTGAACCCATCGGTCCCAAATTTGTCCCAGTCAAAAAATAAGGAAGGTACTAATGATGTGTAACTTATTGATTTTAATGGTGCCGATAATAGGAGTCGAACCTACGACCTTCGCATTACGAATGCGCTGCTCTACCAACTGAGCTATATCGGCCCTGAAAGGACATGTTCACGAACGTGAATCACGGTGGGCAAGGTTAAAACTAACCGGGCGATGCGTCAATGGCCTTGTGAATCAAATGGCTACTTTTGCATCACCCGGTTTTATTTACGCACGAATGGTGTAATCACCAATGCCGATCCACTTGTAAGTGGTCAGTGCTTCCAGCCCCATTGGGCCACGCGCGTGGAGTTTTTGTGTGCTTACCGCCACTTCCGCACCCAGACCAAACTGGCCGCCGTCGGTAAAACGCGTAGAGGCGTTAACGTAAACAGCGGACGAATCCACTTCGTTAACAAAACGCTGGGCGTTGCGCATATCGCGGGTCAGGATCGCATCGGAGTGTTGTGTGCCGTGTTCACGAATATGGGCGATGGCATCGTCAAGATCGCTGACGATTTTGACGTTCAAATCTAATGACAGAAACTCATCGTCATACTCTTCGGCTTTAACAGCAACCACCTTCGCAGGGCCTGCCTGCAACTGCGCCAGTGCAGCTGCATCTGCGTGTAATGTCACGCCGCTTTCCGCCATTTGTTTGCTTAATGCGGGCAGGAAGCTATCGGCGATGTTTTTATTCACCAGCAACGTTTCAACCGTATTACATGTGCTCGGACGCTGAGTTTTCGCGTTGACGATCACTTTTAATGCTTCAGCGATCTCTACACTTTCATCAACGTAAATATGGCATACGCCTATACCACCTGTGATCACCGGGATTGTCGACTGTTCACGGCACAGTTTATGCAAACCAGCGCCACCACGCGGGATCAGCATGTCGATGTATTTATCCATACGCAGCATTTCACTGACCAGCGCACGGTCAGGATTATCAATCGCCTGCACGGCACCCGCCGGTAAGCCGCAGGATTTCAGGGCGTCCTGAATCACCGCCACCGTTGCAGCGTTAGTGCGACACGTTTCTTTGCCACCGCGCAGGATCACCGCATTACCGGTTTTCAGGCACAGCGAAGCGACATCAACCGTCACGTTCGGGCGCGCTTCATAAATCACGCCAATAACCCCCAGCGGTACGCGACGACGCTCAAGACGCAGGCCGCTGTCCAGTACGCCGCCATCGATTACCTGCCCCACCGGATCGGCGAGGTTGCACACCTGACGTACATCGTCGGCAATGCCTTTCAGCCGTGCGGGCGTCAGTGCCAGACGGTCAAGCATCGCTTCGCTAAGGCCATTGGCTCGCGCGTCAGCAACATCCTGGGCGTTAGCGTTGAGGATGATTTCGCTTTGTGCTTCCAGTTCATCGGCGATTTTTTCCAGCACGCGATTTTTTTCGCGGCTGGAGAGTTGCGCTAATTTATACGAGGCTTGCTTCGCGGCAATGCCCATTTGTTCCAGCAT